GCCCGCCACGCTCACAGTCAGTGTGTTGCTGGCACTGTTGTAATCCACGGTGGTGCCATCAGGGAAAATGGCGTGTGTCTGGTCCTGGCTGGCGGCTGGCGCTGCGTGCGCATCCTGGAAGATGGACTGCCCCACCACCGCGCTGGCCAGTTCGCCACTGGGCGCAAAAACAGTTACCTGCTCACCTACGGACGGCACTGACCAGGTGCGCATTGTGCCAGCACGCGCCGTGCTCCAGGGCAGCCAGTCCGTGGTGCTGTCGCCAAGGTCCACTTTAACGCGTGCGTTCGCCTCGTCCAGTTCCGCAATGGTGCCGATGCGCACCACATTGGCCAGCCTGCGGTCAATATCGTTTAGCGCCTGGCTCATGGCGTCATTGGCGGAATGATTTCGCCCTCAGTGATTGGCATGTAGTCATCCACGTTAGCTTCGCCAATTTCTGGCCGCCAGCTGCCCAGGATTTGCGTTGGCACCACGCCTTCGTTCGTCCAGACCGTTGGGCCAAGGTGCAGCACTTGCGTCCACTCCACGCGCCAGACTTCATACTGGTCTAGGCGCGGGTTGAACTCGTCTTTGTAGCAGCCCACCACCTGAACAGCGCCTGCAGGTTGTCCAGTCCATCGGCGCAGGCGCAGCCATGCCGCGAACGCGCCAGCCAGCTTGCGCAGTTCCAGCTTCACCTTGGCATCACGGAACCCCATGATCAGTTCAGCTTCAAACCGTGCATTGACGGCCAGCTGGCCAGTCTGCGGGTCCAATTCCTCGTCCGCCGTTTCGAATTCGGTTAGGTCCAGGATGCAGGCGGGCAGGGGGATGGCCTGGCGGTCCTCGCGGTAAAATTCCACAGTGGCCAGGCCAGGAAACTGCGCCTGGATATCGGCCACAATGGCTGGGTGCAGCGTGTCAAAATTAATTTCAGTGGTCATGCTTCGCCAATCTTGTACTTCACGCGGGCTTGGATTTCGCGCTTAAAAAGCGGCCAGAAAATATCCTCTACCTGCACAAAAATATTATCCTCAATATAGACGTGCGCCTTATCTTCCACCGGCATCAGCTGTTCAATGATTTTGAGGCGGGCTTTTCCTGCGCGCTTAAGGACGGTTTTCTGGTTCTTGAATCGGCTGCGCGCCACAAACGCACCAGGGAACTCCTGGTTGCGGAATTGTGCACCGTCGCTGCCCTGCTTCGGTGTGCCCTTAAACCAGGACACAGGCATATCATTCAGGCCATACCACAGCTGCGCGCCTTCGCCTTTACCCTTGCGCAGCCGTATGGATTTCAAGCGGTTGCGCAGGTCGGAAACGCGGCGCAGTGCAAGTTCATCACGCAGGCCCCGCGTGGACAGCGTGCGCAGGCGCGATACCGTGCGGCGCAGTGCGTAGGACAGCGCGAACTTTACCTGCTTTTCAGTCGCGCCCAGTTCATTGCCGATGGTGTTAAGGTCGCGCCAATCAATGTCAAAATGAATCATTCCGGTGCAAGCTCAAGCACGGCCATGCCGTTGCCGTCAGGCTGTGGGTGCGTCAGAACGCCAAAATTTCCCTGGCCAGGAATGGCGATGCCATCCCCTCGCTGGATGCCAGCCACGTCCGATGCCTTGCAGTGGAACGTCGGGCGCTCGGTGTCATATTCCGTATCGCGGCCCAGGATGGCTTTGACGTAAGGCCCTTCATAGATGCCATTCACCGTCCTGGTCTGCCCGCCTTGCAGCGTGACGGTAGCCGCCACGGCAAAGTCATCTGTGTCCACGAATGCGTCCAGATCATCCCAGGCCGGTGTGGTCATGGCGTCAGTACGCCCGCTGTGCGATCAGGGTGGCGCTGCGGGTCACAAACGGGCTGCTGCCAGCCATCGTGTCCACCAAGCGGATATGCTTTTTCAGGCCGTCAACGTTGAAATTGATTGCCTGCAGGGATGCGGCGGCATTCGTGACCTGGGTGAACGCAATGCCGGTGTCCGTCCAGTTCGTGGTGCCGTCTGCGCTGTGCTGGATTTTGCCGTTGTAGGTATGGCTTGCGCCTTCCGTGGCGGATGCGTGCAGGACAAACTTGGCAATGCCGGTGTAGTCGGAAACATCCACAGCGGAACCGTTGCCGGTTGCGCTGATGCGGGCAGCGGTTGCCAGCGCGATTGCGGTGTATTTTTGCATACTGGATTATTCCTTGCGCTTGGCTTTGGTGTTTTTTGCGGGCTGCTGGGTGGCTTCCTCACCGTCAGGTTCGGTGTCGGCTTTAACTTCGGCGGCCTCGATGCCATCGGCTTCGGTGGCCAGGCGCGCTTTGCCACGGTGCAGCAGGTTGCGCGCTTCGGCGTCGCTGACTTCCACAATACTGTTGGCCTTGGCCAGTTCGCCATCAATCGCCACGGCGGACGTGATGACCAGAAAAACGGATGCAGGTGTTTTTTTCATACTAAACAATCTCCAAGTGAGAAAAAGGCCGCCGAACTTGGCGGCCTTTCTGGCTTATTGCGTCAGTGCCTTTTTAGGCCACTGCGGCGCTGCCCCAGCAAATCGACTCGACGCGGCGCAGGACGAAATCCACATCCTGGAAAACCACCAGGCGCAGGCCGCCCGATTTGGACAGGCTGTAAGGGTCCACGGTCAGATCCAAGCCGCCCCACAGTGCGATGATCAAATCAGCGTAGTTGCCGAAGAAAACATCACCAGTGGCCACCTGGTTGGTGACTTCGGTGCGGTAGCCGTTCACGCTGTTACCTGGTTCCCAGATGGTGGATTCAGTGCCGCTGCCGAACTTCGGTGTGGTCTTGCAATGGCCGCGCATCAGCGCATTCATCACGTAGGCCATGCTGTTCACGTCAGCATTGTCGGCAGCAATCAGGGATTCCATTTCAACCAGTTCCGCGAAAGTCGGATTGGCTGCGGCGAAGTCCTTGGCGTTGATGCCGGTGTAGTTCTTGATGCCCTTTGGCTGATTGTCAGCGCCGGTGCCGTAGTAGCCCGCGTAGTCGATAGCCTGCGACATGGCATTGCGCAGGTCACGCACCACGATGCCTTCAGCATCCGGTGTGGACTGCATCGCCAGGCGGCGGGTGATATCGGTGTAGGCTGCCACGGTTTTCGGGGTCAGTGCGATCTGACCAACAGTTGGCACACCTTCAGTGGCGTCAGCGCCTTCGCCCAGCCAGTAGGCGGTTGCGCCGCCTGTCTGCTTCGGAATGTCCACGTTGCCCACCAGGCCAGCCATGGTGGTGCCAAGGCGCATGATGGTGGTGCGGTTGCGCAGCATTTCGATGAACGAACCGCTAGCCAGTTCAGTGGCCACGGTGTTCGCGCCTGAAGTCGATCCGGCTGGCGTGTTGGCAGCGCCGCCAGCATTGAAGGCGCGCGAACCCAGCACGTCAGCAGGAATCAGGATGCCCTTGGCTTCCTTGCCATACTGGCGCTGTGCAGCGATGCTGCATTCGATTTCAAACGCGGCGGCCTTTTGGGCGGCAGCATCTTGTGGGTTGGCGAGTGCGCGCACCACTTTCATCAGCGAATACTTGCGCACGTCCGTTTCGCTCATGCCGATGCCTGCGCCGCCGTTCTGGTCAGCCAGTGGTGCTTTGCTGCGCTCGGTGGCGAAGTCAGCCAGCAGGGCGCGCTGGAAATCTTCCGCAGACTTGCCATCAGTGATGAACTGCATGGCCAGCGTTTCGTTTTTGTACTCGCGGCCCATGTTGCCGATGGCCGTGACGCGGTTGCGCTCGGCTTCAGCGCCACGGGTAGTGGCTGCGGCAGCTGCTTCGCCTGCGCGCTCGATCATTTCCAGGACTTCAACAATCTTGCCATTGTCGTCCACCTTTGCCCGCACCAGGTTGCCCTGTGCATCGCGCAAAATTTTATCCATAGTGTTTTCAGTCCTTGTTAATGTCTGCTGCGCAGTCGAATTATTGATGCTGGCTGAATTGTCCGCCGTTTTTTCTGCTTGTTCCTCATGGGGTTTTTCCGCCCCACGCCCCACGCCTACAGTGGCGTCCGCTGGCACGCTCACCATGCTAATTTCGAACGGCTCCCAGTCGGTGACGCGGTACACGTCCATGCCTTCGCGTTCTTCCACCAGCTTGATGCCGTGAATGGCGTAGCCCACGGAAACTTTCGTCACGATGCCGTCCACAATGTCCTGGAATAGATGCTCGCCATCGTCGGATTTGCTGAAGCGCACCACAGCGCGGCCCTTGTTGTCGCCGTCAATCCGTGCGGATTCGACCACGCCACGCTGGTCATCCCAGTCATGGTTCCACAGGACGGCGGCCTTATCCTGCAGGCGCGCCAGGCGAACTTCGCCAGCGGCATGGCCCAGGATTTCCACGCCCCACCAGCGTTCATATTCCAGTTCACTGGAAAAGCTTAAATCTACCGTGCGCGCTTCAATGTCTATTGCGCCCACAGTTGCTTCGCGGTGGTGCTTTTCTTTGCTCAATGCCTGCAGGCGTTCGGCCACTTTCGGCGCGGTGCCCTCGCGTGCGTCACGCGTCATCAGTTCAGTTTTCATTCTTCAGCCTTTGCAGGTGTCGGTTTTTCTTCAGGCGTCGGTGCGGGTGGTTGCCCCAGCAGGAACAGCAAAATAATATCGTCGGGGATGCCTGCAGCCTTCATGGCCACCAGGTCCGCAGCGAATTCCTGGAAAACGGTTTCAGGGTCGCGGCCTTGCTCGCGTATCACCTGGGAAATGGAAGTCAGACCGCCACGGATTGCCTTTAGGGCTGCATCAACATCGGCGCGCGGGTCAATCCACTGCCAGCGGCGCGGCTGCCACGATACCTTGCGATAAATGGCGATCTTGGCTGCATCCAGCGGCTTGCCTTTGACCTTTACCGCGCCAGACAGCATGCGCACTTTCAGGTGGGCCTCGCGCACTGGATCAATCAGCGCATCAATCAGCCATTGCTGCACTTCCTTGTAATGCTCGCGTGCGTCAAGGGTCAGCTGGCGGATGCTGGAAAAATTCACGCCTTCAAGGTCATTGGCCAATTCATTGTAGGGAACGCCCATGCCAGACGATGCGCCACGCAGCTGCGATTTCAGGAACGGCGCGGTTTCGCCGCTTGGATACTGCGGACTGAATTCCGCCAGCTTTGCACCTTCGGGCAGTTCCTGGAATGAAAGTGGTTCTGCTTCGATGTGAAGCGGTTCATTGTCATCTACTTCAGGACCAAAACCAGCTTCATACTGGATGAAACCCATTTTTGATGCGCCAGCGCGTGCGTTCTGCACTGCTGCATCCTCGAATCCGTTGATGTTGCGCAGGCGCTTCAAGCTGGTGGACGCCCACGGCAGGCCACGGCGTTGCCCCACCATTTCCACGATGAATTCGTGAATGATATCTTCTGCAGGGATGCGCACAAATCCGCGCCCGCTGCTGCCGTAGTAGTGCACATCACTTTCATCCGTGGATGTGAAGTGATAGGCAACGGCGCGCCCGTATCGGTTGAATTCAATTCCGTGCCGGATGAATCCGCCGCCCAGCATATGGTTGTTTTCGTACCAAACAGGCAGGCGCTGCGGGTCGATGAACTGGACGGCAAAACCGTGCGCGCCAGCTTCTGCGCCGTAGATTTTGCGCAGGATGAATTCACCGTCACGCGCAGCCGTTTCCACCGCCAGGCATTGGACTTCGCGCCAGGTCAGCTTGCCGGTTACATCGCAATTACCTTTTTTGCCCCAGTCCGCCCAATCAGCTTCCAGCGCCGTGTTGGCGTCCTTGTCCAGCTTGCCGCGTGCGGTTTCCGCCTTGGCCTGCATGGTCACGCCAATCGGCCCCACCACGTTCTGGCGGATTAGGCGATGGAACGCGCGCACATAGTCGTTATTGCTCCACTGCTCGCGCGAACGCGCCACCAGGACTTGCTGGTGCTGGGAAATGAAGGAATCAATGGTGACAGGGGTGGCGGTCCACTTGTCGTTTCCAGTGGTTTCGGCGGACTTGAACAGCCCCATTAGGGAGCGCGCCAGCATGTTGCGGCGCGGTTTGGTCGGCGCGTCGGCGGCAGTAGGCGGCGCGCTGCGCTCCCAGAATTTCAGTTTCAAGAAAACCTCACTTGGATTGCGCGGCCCCAGGCGCTGTTTCCGCTCTTGGTTCCTTTTTCGCGGCGCACGGCTGCAGCGTAGAACGCGCGCAGCTTCAGCAGGTCAGCAATGGGTGTGCGCCACAGTTCGCGGTTGTTAATCGTGTATTTTTGCTGGTCCTGGGTTGCGCGCTTGGCCAGCACGGCGCTGATGGATGCCAGTGCAATTTCATTCTGCGTGCGGCCATCGTATGTGCCAGTCACAGCGGCCAGGTCAGGCAGCACCACCAGCTGGCCGGTGGCGGCTTCCTTCACGTCATCGCCATCGGTGGCGCGCAGGGCAAACCAATAGGTGCCAGGTGCCCAGGCGGTAGTGGCGGCTGCATCGGCAGTGAACTTGTGGCTGGTGCCGCCCGCCGTCGCAGTAAGGTCGATCTGCGCAGGCCCGCGCAGGTGTAGCTGCATGGTCCAAGTTGGCGCTGGATAGTCGGCAAAGGCCACGCTGGCCGAAAAACTTAGGCCCGCTGTGGCTTCCGCTGGAAATTTCACGCAATTCAGGGACAAAATGGCCGCCAATCAGTATTTGGTGGCCCAAGTTCCCTTATTTCCGCTGGATTTTAGGACGCGCTTGGACCGGATAATGCGCTTATTTTGCGCTGCAGGCGGCGCTGCTTCCTCATGGGGTTTTTCCGTGGCCGGTGCCGGTTGACGCTCAGGCTGTTTAAACGCCACAGGCTGTGCCTTCGGAACGGCTGCCTGCAGGCGTTCGGCTAGGCGTTTGAAGTTCGGCAGGTTGACCTTGAGCGCCGCCAGCGCATAGTTGCGGCAGTCCAGCGGTTCATTGCGCGCCTTGTCTGGTTTGTGCCACTCACGCACAGGCTGCCCCTTGATGTAGCGCACCACCATTTTTTCACACGTCAGGCCAGCGAAGTATTCCGCGCCGCGATCCTGCGGAAAGTGGCAGTAGCCTGGGCCTGGCACCTGGTTGGCCAGCCGCCGCATGGTGGTCAGCTTGGCTTCGTCCACACCCACCAGGAACAGGTCCACCTTGCGTGCCTTTTGGCCGGATTGCTTGCGCAGCGGCTTTTCAACGATGGGGCGGCCCCAGCCGGAAATGCCTTTGATGGCGAAGAAACGGCGGCCTGTCTTGCCCTTGGCGTATTCATAGGCGGCCTGGGTGTAACCGCTTGTGCCGCCAGTATCCAGGCACGCGGATGAAATCGGCAGCAGGTGGCCGGTTTCGTGCAGGAACTGCTGCGATAGGTAGTCATCCAGGTCCTGCCAGACTTCGCTGCCCAGCGGATCACCCCACAGCACGGTGTAGTCCACGCTCCAAGATTCTTCACCATGACCCCAGGCCACTGTCTCCACTTCCAGGCGGTCCATCTGCATGTCAATGCCAGCGGTCAGGTATAGCCCGCCAGCTGGCACCTGGCCGGTGATGTAGGTGGACGCCTCGGCGCGCGCCAGTAGGCTGGCTGGGTCTGCCTTTTCGCCTTTTTCTTCGTAGGTTTCCGCCAGGCTGACGTTGATGAATGACTGTAAATCACCTGCGGCCAGCTTGGTCAGGTAGGACTGCACGATATCGCGCAGGCGGCGGAACGTGGACAGCATTTCTGGCGCGTGGAATGACGCATGGCCCTTGAATGGCTTGGCGGCCTTCCAGCCATGCCCCAGGCGTTCAGCGTTGCGAATGGATGCGATGCGCTGGCCATCATCCCACAGCGTGCCGCAGCACTCGCAAGCATACCGCGCCGTATCTGGCCGGTGCTCTTGGTTCAAGTCCTTTTCAGCGTCCGCGATGCTGGTGGAAACGCGGCCAATCCAGTTGACGTTTTCCCACTTCAGATATTGACCTTCACCGCAGTCAGGGCAGGGCACGTAATAGCGCCGCTGGTCGCCTTCCTGGTATCCGTTTTCAATGCGTGAAGCGCCCTTGATTGTCGGTGTGCTGCTGCGGGTTTCCAGGCGCTGGTCGCCAAAGGTGGCATTTCGCTGTGAAAGCAGTTCGCAGAAATCGCCTTCCGGTGTCGCTTCGTAGCCGTCCACCTCGTCCTGCTGAATGACTGGCGCGGAACGGCCACGTGCGGTTTTTGGCGATCCACTCCAGGCCATCATCAGCCAGCCGCCGATGTAGGAAATGATGCGCGAATTGTTGACGCCCTCGCGCCCGCGTTGCTTGGCCATCTTGTCTGAAATGGCTGGGTTCGCGTCCAGCATCGGGCGCAGCTTCGTTTCAAGGAACGTCTGCATGTCACCCTGGGTAGGCTGCGACAGCATTTGGCTGCGCGGCTCATGCGCAATGAAGTAGCCGGTGCCGCACTGCTGCACGGTGGTTTTGCCCAGCTGCGCGCCTGTCATGTAGTCGATGCGATACACGCCTGGTTCCTTCATGGCGTTCAGCATGCCGCGCTGGTAGGGCGCGTTATCGAATGAGATTGGCCCAGGGATGGCGTTGCCGATAGGGATGCGCACGTTCTTTTCAGCCCAGTCTGCGGGCAGCATATCGGGCGGCGGCACCAGGTTGCGCATGGAACGGCGAAGTGCGGACAGAACGCCTGCAGGGTTTGCGAACTGGGTGGTGGTCATGGGGTGCGGTGGACGTGAATCAATTTCATTCCTCGTCTGCTTCGTCATCGTCCAGGGTCAGTTCCGCGTTGGCGGCTGATTCCAGCGCCAGCGTCAATTCCGCGCGCAGCTTGGTTTTAAAAATTGTCTCGTCTGTTTCGCCCAACAGCTGCACCACCACGCGCTGCGGCACGTTCATCACGTTCGCGCGAATCTCTGCCATGGCCTTGGACTGGGCACGCTCGAAATCCCTGATGGGTGCCACTTCGCCTTTGAGTTTGGCCAGTTCCAATTCCGCCAGCGCAGCCATGGCTGCTTTCTTGCGGCGGGTGGCTTCGGCTTCATCGGTGGCGTTTTCGCCTGCTGCAGCTTCGGCGCGGCGATCACCC